AAGCACAAGCTTTGCAGGCAGCTATGCAAGCGCATATTAATGAACACCTAGGGTTTGGATACAGGGTTGAAATTGAAAAGCAGTTAGGCATGAACCTGCCCCCGCAGAAAGACGCTTCTGGTGAAGAAATCAACATGGACCCCGAAGTGGAAGCTCGCTTGGCTCCTATGTTGGCTATGGCTGCACAGCGTCTATTGCAGATGAACCAAGCACAAGCCCAGCAACAACAAGCGCAGCAACAAGCACAAGACCCAATGGTGCAAATGCAACAAGCAGAGCTTCAAATCAAGCAGCAAGATTTACAACGCAAAGCTCAGAAAGATCAAATGGATGCCCAGTTAAAACAAGCGCAGCTTCAGATCGACAAAGAGCGCGTAGATAATCAAGCACAAGCAGAAGGCGTAAGAATTGGTCTTAAAGCAGAACAAGATCGTAAAAACTCTGAGGCTAAACAAACTTTAGAAGCAATTCGTTTAGGCTCTGACGCTCAAGCTAGACAAAATGATTTAACAGAACGCATGGCTTCAAATATGTCAGGCATACGCAAAGGTAAATAATGGACGCACTTGATCTTTTAGTTCAACAGCTAGATGAAAAAGCACAACAACTCAGAGAATATATCGGAGAAGGAAAGTCCGAAACATTTGAAGAGTACAAACGACTTTGCGGTGAGATTAAAGGTCTTCTCATTGCAAGGGGCTATACCTTAGACCTTAAACAACGCTTGGAGCATTCAGATGAGTGAGATTCTTATTGGTTCAAACCCCAATAATCCACAAGTAGTCGGTATATTCAGTAGAGAAGAAAAAGCAAGTCAACTGCCAACCCCATCAGGATGGCATATTCTTTGTGCAATTCCAGAAACGGACAAAGAATATGAGAGTGGCTTGGTCAAAGCTGATGAAACCATCAGAATTGAAGAGGTTTTAACAACAGTTTTGTTTGTTGTTTCATTAGGACCCGATTGTTATACCGACAAAACACGGTATCCAAACGGTCCTTGGTGCAAAAAAGGCGATTTTATTTTAATTCGTCCAAATGCTGGCTCTAGATTAATTATTCATGGCAAAGAATTTCGTTTAATTAATGAAGATTCAGTGGAAGCAACAGTATTAGACCCTCGCGGCATCAAGCGTAAATAAAAGGAGCCACATCATGGCTGAATTTGAAAAAAGTGAATTTAAATTTCCAGATGAGAATGATAATTTCTCTATTGAAATTGAAAATGAAGATGTAAATATTGAAATTGAAGACGATACGCCTGAAGAAGACCGTAATCGTCAACCAATGCCCAAGGAAATCGTAGATAATCTTGAAAAAGAAGAGCTTGAAAACTATTCCAGCGAGGTTCGTGAGAAGTTTAAACAGGCAAAGAAGGTCTATCACGACGAAAGGCGTGAAAAAGAAGCGGCTTTGCGTGAGCGAGAAGAGGCTTTAAACGCGACTCAGCGTCTTTTGGCTGAAAACAAACGCATGAAGTCCATGATTAATAACGGTCAACAAGAATATGTTGATGCCGTTAAGAATTCAACAGAAATGCAGCTAGATAATGCCCGTCGCGCCTATAAAGAAGCTTATGATTCTGGCGACACTGATGCTTTGTTGGAAGCGCAAGAGTTAATCACAAAAACAACAATGCAGATGGAAAGGGTAAATAATTTTAAAGTACCCCCTTTACAAGAGCGTGAAACAGAAGTACAACCTCAACAACAGGTCAATCGTCCTGATCCAAGAGCAATGGCGTGGCAAGAGCGCAATAGCTGGTTTGGTCAAGATGAAGAAATGACAGCAGCAGCTTTAGGTTTACACGAAAAACTTAAACGAAATGGTGTCGTTGTTGGCTCTGATGAATATTATTCCACATTGGACAAAACAATGCGGAAACGATTTTCAGAAAACTTTGATGAACCAGAAGTTAGACCAAAATCAACGACTGTTGTTGCACCGGCAAGCCGAACTACATCTTCAAAAAAGATTAGATTAAAGGCATCGCAAATGAATACCATCAAAAAACTTGGTATTACACCGGAACAATATGTGCGTGAAGTTTTAAAACTGGAGAATTGAAATGGCTGAAAATAAAACACCCCGTGAGTTAGAAACCCGTGCAGTTCAAGAGCGTCCTAAGCAGTGGACTCAACCTGAATTGTTACCTGAACCAGATAAACAGGAAGGTTTTGCTTACCGATGGATTCGTGTTGCAACGTTAAATGTAATGGATGCCCGCAATTACTCTGCCAAAATCAGGGAAGGTTGGGAACCATGTAAGCTAGACGAGCAACCAAAGTTTCAACTGCTAGTCGATCCCAATAGTCGATTTAAAGACAACATTGAGATTGGCGGATTATTACTTTGCAAAACTCCAACTGAGTTTGTCGGTCAGCGTAACAAATATTACCAAGACCAGACACGCGCTCAAACTGAGGCTGTAGATAATAATTTAATGCGCCAAAGCGACCCAAGGATGCCACTCTTTAAAGAGAGCAAGACTGAGGTGAGCCGTTTTGGTAAAGGTTCTTAAATTTAACTATGGAGTCTTAAATGGCTTATCCTACTGTAAGCGCCCCTTACGGGCTAAAGCCGGTCAATTTGATCGGTGGTCAGGTTTTTGCTGGCTCGACTCGCATGATGGAAATTGCTAGTGGCTATGCTGCTAACATTTTTTACGGCGACCTCGTTAAACGCATTTCCGATGGCACAATCGAAAAGGACACCGGTACGGCTACGGCTACTCCTTGTGGTGTGTTCCTTGGCGTAAGTTTTACCAACGGTTCAACTGGTCAAATCCAGCAACAGCAATTTTATCCTGCCAGTACAAGCATCAAGTCTGGTACGAAAATTTTTGCAGTCGTTGCAGATGATCCAGATACGTTGTTCCAAGTTGCCGTTGTTTCTGGCACAACCGTTATTACTGGGGTCGGCATCTCGGCTATTGGTAACAACGCAACGTTAGTTCAAAACGCTGGCTCGACCACCACTGGTGACTCGAAAGTGGCTCTTTTGGATTCGACTGCCACAACCAACACTCTGCCTATTCGCATTATTGATGTGGTACGAGACACTGCAACCGCTGCTGATAATTTTCCAGAAGTGATCGTTAAGATTAACTTCGGAATGCATCAGTACAACAACGCAACCGGCGTATAAGGAGCTAAATCATGGCTATTTCACGCGCACAACTACTTAAAGAGCTGCTTCCCGGTTTGAATGCCTTGTTTGGCATGGAGTATAAAACCTACGGCGAACAACACAAAGAGATTTACGAAACTGAATCTTCAGAGCGTTCGTTTGAGGAAGAGACCAAACTGTCTGGCTTCTCAGCCGCCCCTGTCAAGAACGAAGGTTCTGCACTGGCGTATGACAATGCTCAGGAAGCTTGGACTGCACGTTACAACCACGAAACTATTGCATTAGGGTTTTCCCTAACAGAAGAAGCAATTGAAGATAACTTGTACGACTCACTGTCGGCTCGTTATACAAAATCGCTTGCTCGCGCAATGGCGTACACCAAGCAAGTTAAAGCTGCTGCTACCCTCAACAACGGCTTTACCGCTGGTTATGTTGGTGGCGATGGCGTTGTCTTGTTTAGCACAGCACATCCGTTGGTTTCAGGTGGCGTTAACAGCAACACCCCAGCAGTCGCTGCGGATTTGAATGAAACTTCGTTGGAAAACGCCGTTATTCAAATTGCTGCATGGACTGATGAGCGTGGTTTGTTAATTGCTGCTAAACCTAAGAAGTTGGTTGTTCCTCCTGCGCTTCAGTTTGTTGCAACTCGTTTGCTTGACACTAAACTGCGTACTGGCACAACTGACAACGACATCAATGCAATTGAGAACAATGGTTCGATTCCAGATGGTTACACCATTAATAACTATCTGACCGATATCAATGCTTGGTTCTTGACCACTGATGTGCCTAACGGTCTGAAACACTTTGTCCGTACACCACTGTCTAATTCAATGGACGGTGACTTTGATACAGGCAACGTGCGTTACAAGTCACGCGAGCGTTATTCGTTTGGCTGGTCTGATCCGTTGGGAATGTTTGGTTCGCCCGGCGCTTAAATCTTTTAGATTTAGCCCCACCCTAAAAAGTGGGGTTTTTTTTATTGCTTTTATTTTAATTTGGGTTATTATTGCTTTACGACTAGGACTAAATACCGTATCAACCCGCCTAGGGGACGATGCACAGATGATACGGTGACTTGTGCATAAAGGATTCCATCATGGGTTTCGCTACACACCTTGGTCCGTGGCTGCTTGGTACGGTTAAAAATACAACTGGCACGACGGTCGGTACAATTGAAAACCTCGGTTCTACAATTGTCAGCCAAACATTCAAAAAGAACTACACTGGTCAAGCTGCTTCAGCAACAACCGATACTCTTTGTGTATTGCCAGCAGGCGCACAGATTGTAGATATTTTTGTTGACACCCTTGTTGCTTTTACAGGTTCGACTGCCGCCAACTTAACCATTGGTGATGGCACAACAGCTAACTTGTATTGGGCAACCTCTGACATTACGACTCAAGGTCGTTTGGCAATTACCAACGCTGCAACTAAACTGGCAAACTGGGCAGGTGCAACTTCTACTGCATCGCCAAACGGTATTGGTATTGGCGCAACGGACGTTAAAGTTATTGCTACGCTGACTCCTACTGTTGCCGCCGTAACTGCTGGTACTGTTCAGTATACGGTTATGTATGTGGTTGCCAACTCAAACGGCGCACAGTTCCCAGCGTCAGCTTAATCTTCTAAGGGGGTTCGCCCCCGTTTAAACTTTGGGAGATTACCATGATGCAAACTGACGTCAAAGCAGGACATTTAAACAACACTGGTTTTGTGCTGTTGAGTCGTACGCGGCTCAAAGCATTGTCTATTGTTGGCACTGCCACCGCAGGTACACTTGATGTTTTTGATACAACGACTGCGCCGGTAACAACGGCAACCTACGCTCGTTCTGGCACAACCGTTACGGTAACTAGCACTGCTCACGGGTTATCAACTGGTGATGTGCGTGGCTTTGCTTTTGCAACTGCTTCTGGTTCGTCTGCAACAAACGGTAATTACACAATTACTAAGACAGGCGCAAACACTTTTACCTTGACTGACATTAACTCCGGCACAATTGCGGCAAGTACAGCTATGTCGTACTCAACGCTTTGGTTGTGTTCGTATGATGTAGGCGCAGGTGACTTGTTTGGTAACTTTGCTTTAATTCCGGGCGAAGGCATTCTTGCGCAGAACGGCATCTACATGATTATGACCAACATTACGTCTGCGAATATTTATTATGGCTAAGAAAACCCCCTCCCTTGCTATTGGTCGTGGTGAAAAGCTACCGGTCAAACAAGGGGCGGGTCTTACCGCCAAAGGTCGTGCCAAGTACAACGCTGCAACCGGATCAAACCTAAAGGCTCCACAGCCCGAAGGCGGTCCACGCAAGAAGTCGTTTTGCGCCAGAATGTCAGGTATGCCCGGTCCGATGAAAGATGAGAAAGGCAGACCAACACGCAAGGCAGCAAGTCTTAAACGCTGGAAATGTTAACCAACAACAAGGTGATGTTATGAAAGACATGAAACAAGACAAAGCTATGGTTAAAAAAGCCGTAGGTATGCACGACAAACAGATGCACGGTGGCAAGAAAACCGACATGGGAGCTTTGAAAAAAGGCGGTATGCCAATGGTTATGAAAGATGGCAAGAAAATGCCTGCGTTTGCTGCCAAAAAAGGTGGCATGACTAAGATGGCAAAGGGTGGCGGAATTGAGTCTAAAGGTAAAACCAAAGGCGCAATGGTTAGAATGAAGTCTGGTGGACGCTCTTGCTAAGGAATTATTATGGCTAAGTTTGAACTTTCTGATGAAGCAAAAGCTGCCGGTCTAAGCATAGGTCGCAATCAAAACATTCTACAAAAAGATCGTGATGCTGCTTTGGGTAATGAAGAAAGCAAACTACGCTCTAAGATGATGTCTGAAAAATACAACAGTCCTAGCGTTGTAGACCAGTATCGAAATCTTGAAACAAATCCAGAAGCTAAAGCTTTTCCGGTTTCTACGCCTCGTAAAATTAAAGAAGAACCTTTAAACGAATCAAAATCATCTGTTTCAAATTCTGTTTCAAATTCTGGTTCAAATTCTGGTTCAAATGAAAGACTTGGCAAGATGACAGAAAGGCTAGGTGGTTCGCGTGTCGGCTTTACTGTTCCAGACATTAGCAACCGAAAAGGTGGCGCTATTAAAATGGCTAAGGGCGGATCAGTTAAGTCTTCTGCTTCGCGTCGTGGTGATGGTTGTTGCGCTAAAGGCAAAACTAAAGGTCGAATGATATGAAAAAGAAACGGTTTGCAGATGGCGGCATATACGACTCAACAGACCCGTCAGGAAGTGGCATGTCTGGCAGTTTGCCTCCTTTAAGTCCTAGAGCAAAAAAAGACGACACTTATTACGATAAGTTACAAGATTTTTATCTTAAAAATACTTCTTCTGCTTTGCGTAATAAAAGAATACCAGACCTGACATTAAAAGATTTAGCTGAAGTTCCTAAAACAGCCGCTTTAACAGCCGGTTTGATTCCTGCAATTCCAATTGCTGGCTTTGCTGATGAGATTGTAAAAGGCAAAAAAGGCTACGATGCATACAAACAAAATCAACTGCGTGAAGATATTGTAGACTCGGAAGATCAGGCGCTTGGTCGTGCGCCCCCAATAATTCCGCCTTTTAAAAAACAGCCTTTAACCAAAGATCAAATTGCTGGCAAAGAAAAAGTTGAAAGCTTACGTCGCACATATGGTCCAAGCCAAGACGAAAGAGACCGCATGGCACGAAATGGAATGAAAAAAGGCGGTAAAGTTAAGGCAATGGCAAAGGGCGGAAGTGTATCTTCAGCTTCTAATCGAGCTGATGGCTGTGCCAGTAAAGGCAAAACCAAAGGTCGAATGGTATGAGAGCTTCTCGCGGTATGGGTGCAATTAACCCTTCTAAGATGCCTAAGCGTAAAGAACGCCGCGATGATACCGACTTCACTGAATATGCTGAAGGCGGCAAGGTAAAGTCTAAAGTAAATGAAGCAGGTAACTACACCAAGCCTAGTTTGCGTAAACGTATTTTTAATAGCGTAAAAGCTGCGGCGGTTCAGGGTACAGGCGCAGGGCAGTGGAGCGCGAGAAAAGCCCAGCTAATGGCAAAACGATACAAAGCAGCAGGTGGTGGATATAAATGAGCAGCCTAGCAAAACCGCAGCAGTCTTTAAAAGCTTGGGGCGATCAGAAATGGACAACCAAGTCAGGCAAGAAATCGTCTGAGACAGGCGAGCGGTATTTGCCCAAGAAAGCTATTGAGTCCCTTAGCCCTGCGGAGTACGCAGCCACAACTAAAGCAAAGCGCACGGGTAAAGCGGCAGGCAAACAGTTTGTAGCCCAGCCTAAAAAAATTGCGAAGAAAACGTCAGGGTTTAGATAATGGCTACTAGTGGTTTAAACGCATTCAATCTTGATCTCTCAGAGCTT